CGAATGCTATCGTAGACGGTCAGTCGGTGGGAGGCATTAAATTCGTGCTGGGTCTCTGTATTGCTAGTACCACTACGACTAACGGTAGCACGGATGCGGCCCAGGATGTCTCGCTAGGGTTCGCATAGTTTAACTGTGGTGATTTTTTCCCCAAAGTGGAGGTTGGTATGCCAGCATTAATTGATCCTACGAAAGAGATATCGAAGCTAGGTGAGACTCTGGACACCGGTATCTCGCTTGATGTAGCAGGGCAAGATTCGATTGTGATGACTAAGTTCGTCACGACGAATCCCCAAAAGGCGACACTTCAGCCGGAGGGTGAGTGGTTTCAGCAGGTGACTGTTGATGTAGGAGGTGGGAGGAAGAGTGTAAGAATTGGCATCGAGGGACCGAACGGAGAGACTCGAGGTGTGAACATCGATGATGGACTTATCATTGATCTGATCGGAACTATGAGCGGCTTAGTAGGTTTGGTCCCTGGCTACCCGCCGATGGACGAGGACGCTGTAAATGCCTACATCGACCAGACAGACGAGCGAGTCCCTATGTTTCAGAAGTGGGACTTCCGAGTCGCAGCGGTGAAGAAGACGAACGGTCCAGAAGAGCGTGTCAAGATGCATCGCTCTGAGGATCAGAAGAGACTGAACGCTCAGACAGAGATGTTTCAGGCATTCTCTAAAATGTTCAGTATGGGCTCTCAGGCAGGAATGATTTCACCTGATGGGATTAGTATGCTGAGTCCGCAGGAGACGTTGACTGCCGGTGTAGAGGTGGCAGCTCAGCAGCAGGAATCGGAGACGAGAATGTTCCCACATCTGGCGGACGATACGGCAAACCAGGCAGTGGATGAAGGAATCACTACGGAGTAAAGAGTCAGATGCCTACTTGGCGAGAGCTAAAAGATACCATCTTGACCCATGCTGCGCAGCCTAGTGGAGGGTCGATAGAGGACGCCATCAATGTGATGGGGAATGCTGTCTACCGAGATGTGCTGGACGCTGGACACGTCGCGCATGAGGAGAGGGAGTTTACCTTCACGACGGTAGCTGCGAAGAAGCAGTACGGTATGCCGTTGTATGCGAAGGAGGTTAAGAGTATTGTCGATCCTGATAATGACAAGCAGCTGTGGACGGAGATATCGCAAGGATTCGATGAGTCTTATCCAGGGAATACATCGAGCGGAACTCCGAATCTTGCCTTTGCGCTAGGGGACAGGGGAGTGCAGGCGATGCCGAACAGTGACGGGACACTGACCCTGACCAGTGATGCAGCAGGAGATGCAGGGTCGCATTATAAGGTCCAGGTGACTGGGTACGATACGGCAGGGGTTTTGGTGACGGAAGCTGTGACGATGAGCGGAACCTCGAATGCTACGACATCGAATAGTTACGACTCGACTCTTGGTATCGAGCGAGTTACAAAGACTCCAGCGTCCGGAGTTACTTTTCAGGGGAATGTAACTGTCAAGGATGATGACGCGAATACTATTAGCGTTATCCCCTATTGGTGGGAGTCACCAGATTATAAGTGGTTTCAGTTACATCCAATTCCAGATGCAGCTATTACCTATGAGATTCGATGCGAGATGCGGAAACCGCCTTTGCTGCTGGATAATGATTGGCCGGAGTTCAACTCGGACTTTCATGATCTGATAGTGTGGGGAGTGACGAAGGATCTATTGCCGACGCTTGGGAAGAGCTCTGTATCTGATAAGCATCGCTTGACATATCGAGAGCGTCTGCGTCGATTCACGAGGACAGAGACACCAGCTGGTGAGGCAACTTGGGTCTTTGCAGATGTCCAGTCGCAAGTTGGGATTCAGCAGCGGCCGCATCGACCGTTAATCCCTGGAGTAGATACTGGACTGGGGGCGGCGACATGAGTGAGCTTCGTAGGGTTCCATCCTCTAGTGCGACGAACTCTGTCTTCGTGACAGAGGCTAAGCTAGCAGAGGTAGCAGTCTTGCTCGTTCCAGAGGTCGAGGATGACGAGGGCACTTATACGTGGTCGGGGACTTATATACTAAGAACGAAGAACGTCCCTGTGACAGCAGAAGGTAAGAGCTTCATGATTGGTCTGCTGCAAGCAGCGATAGAAGATATCGAGGCCAGCGATGAGTGAGATGCGAGTCAGTGATCCTGAAGCAGTAACTAGTCCGATCTATCGAATTAGCGGTCAGCGGTCTAGGTGGGTATATCCAGATCCGAGACTAACTCCTGAGCATAGTGAGGTTCTTCGAGATGTGAATATCTCGCAGAGGGGAATCGCTCAGAGTCGCTTTGGATATGATGAGTACAATGCGACGCAGCTGTCTGGTGGAGAGGCAGCTGTTGGTCTGTGGCAGGGGACCTTCAAGAGCGGGACTACTAAGCAGGTTATAGTAACTCCAACGAAGGTTTACTCGGACACCGGAGCTGCTAGAGTTAATATCACTGGCAGCTCCTTAACTGGGTCAGTTGATGATAGAGTTGACTTTACGTTTGTGAAGGATCAGGTGATCCTGAACAATACTGTCGATGTTCCAAGAGTATGGGCAGGAGACGATTCTACGCCGACGAATACTGCGAATCTAGCTACGATTCCGTTCACGAAGGCGAAGAAGATGGTTCAGCATCAGAACTTGCTCTTCGCTCTTGGGACGACGGAGTCTGGAACTTACTTCCCGACACGTATTAGATGGTGCGACATAAATCGACAGACTTATGTAGTAGACATTACTAGGTGGCTAGATCAGGATGTTTATGAGATATACGATGGCGGGACAGCGATTGTTAGCGCGGTGGACAACTGGGGGTGGCTACTCACATTCAAAGAGGACGGTATGTATCCTGGCAGGATTGTGTATGGCCCTCTTGGTTACTACGATTTTCAGTTGGGTTCCGAAGAAACAGGAACTGGACCTAGAAGAGGTTTCTCGCCACTGGCCAGGATGAGTATCATCGGGCGACCTGAGTTTGTATTCGGTCTCGCTAGCGAGGGATTGTTCCTTGTCCGACCGGACTTGAGCTTCGAGATCGTCAATAGTGATGATACAGAGGACTTCTTCGCCCTGAACGCGGGTAGGCTAAAATACGCACAGAGTTTCATTCGAGAGAAAGACCATCAGATTCGCACTCTTGTATCCTCCGCAGACAATACTTCTCACCATGACTTTGAGCTAGTGTATGACTGGGATACAGGAGATACGTGGATCGATAGGCCGTCAGTAAATAAGAACTATGCGCAGAGAGTTTTGATCTCGAATAAGGAGTTGGATTGGTTCGCAGGCTCCGACGGTTATATTTACAAGGGCAATGATGCGACCTTTACAGATGATAATGGAACTGGTATCACTTGGCAAATCAAGATGACTCCAAATGATCTTGGTCTGCCAGGGAAGCTTAAGCATATAGTGAATATCAGAACACTCTTTAGAAAGCGAAAGGGAGCAGGGAACGTCAATGTAAGAGTGTTCATTGACGAGGGAAGACAGAGTTCTGTTGTTGGGACTATATCAGCTGGCGGTGAGTATACGTGGAATACTAGCGTGGCTTGGAATACTGGTAAGAAGTGGCCTGGCACGAAGGCTCGAAGGGCGGATTCAGAGATTAATCGAATCTGCGAGACCATTAGTATTCAGTGGTCTGGGGAGCAGCCCGCCTCTATTGAGGGCTACGTAGTTGACTACATCCCATTGGAGAACTAACGATGGCAACAGTCACTCGACCTGGTATTGATCTACCGAGTGCTGGCGATGACATGGATTCCGAACAGGTAACGGATTGGACAACTAATATCCTATCGTTCCTGGAGAGTAATAGCTTCGACGAGAATAATGTCGACTATACTTCTACAGACGGAGTCATGGTCCTGGGGCAGGCGCAAACTGCAACAGGTCTTCACTCGTTCGAGAGTACTGCGGCGGCAGCTGGAGGAATTCGAGAAGTAATGCAGCTGGGACTTAATCCAGCTACTGGAACACCTGCCGCAAACGACGGTGGTAGAATTGTGCTGTACGCAGCAGATGCGGGGGATACTGAGTCGGACATCGCTTATATCGACTGGGTAATGACCACTGCCACGGCAGGAGCGGAAGTTGGAAGGCTGGACTTTTATGTAGCTGCTGGAGGAGCTCCGGCAAGCCAGCTTCAGATTCTTGACGGAAGTGTGCAGCCTACTTCAGACTCTGATGTGTCGCTTGGGGTAACTGGGACAAGATGGAGT